GCTTTTACCTTAAACAAATGGAAAGGTAGTCTGTAAGTAGATTTTTGAAAAACCTTTATATAATGACATTGTGAGTGATTTAGATAATGACTATTTTGAACGTATAGTTTGTTACCGTTCTTTAACTGATTCAACGTATTTAGCTTCAATTGTTGATTACGTTAAGCCTAAGTATTTTAAATCGAAGAATATTGCTAAAATTTTCGAGATTATTAATGACTTTTATGGTAAGCGTGAGAAGTTACCGACTATTACTGAAGTTAAAGCATACTTAACTACAGATGAGTATAGAGAGTCGTTTAAACAGCTTGTTGAATCATTCAAAGATATAGATAAAAATATCGATAAAGGTGAGCTGTATGATAACACAGAGAGATTCATTAAGGAAAAATCTGTATATCATACTATGCTTGAAGTTGCTAGTGATATTGCTAAAGGCTCTATTGATACTTCAGAAATTCTTAATAAGTTTGAAACTTCCTGTAATATAAATCTTGTAACAGATAGAGGGCTTGATTTATATAGAGATGTAGATCTTATTGTTGAAGACTTAACTAGTATTCAAAAAGCTATACCGAGTAACTGGCCGTGGCTTGATGATGCGTTGAATGGTGGCTTCCAAGAGAATGGTCGTGCGTTATATGTATTTGCTGGTGAAACTAATATTGGTAAATCTATATTTTTAGGTAACGTTGCTACAAATATCGCTAATCAAGGTAAGAATGTACTACTAATTACTCTCGAGATGTCCGAACTATTATATGCACGACGTATATGTACTAATGTTAGTAAGATTCCATTAAAAGAACTAGCAATTAACGCTCCTTCGCTTAGACAGGCTTTAAAGGAGCAAGAAAAAGAAGGTAAAGGTAGTATCTTTATTAAAGAGTTTCCACCTAGTACTATTACACCTAACCAATTAAAAGCGTTTATTAAAAAGATCGTCGATCAAGGTATTAAGATTGATGCAATTGTGTTAGACTATCTTAACCTTTTACATTCTACTGTGGGTACAAATTCATATGAACGTATTAAGAACGTAACTGAGCAAGTACGCGCTATGACATATATGTTTAACTGTCCTATTATATCTGCAACTCAATTAAATCGATCTGGTTTTAGCTCTAATAACCCTGACTTGACTACTATATCTGAATCTGTAGGTCTAGCGGCTACTGCAGACGTTATTGTGTCTATCTATCAAAACGAAGAAGATAGAGAATTGAGCATTATACGCTTAGGTATGATGAAAAATCGATACGGACCTAGAGGACATACGCAAGCTATGAGAATTGATTACTCTACTTTAACAATTACGCAAGCTGAGGAAAGTGCTAATGAAACTTCGGATAGCTCTTATACTATGCTGCAATCGTTTGGAAGTTGATTAAATAGAGTTGACTATAAATACAAGTAGTGAAACCAACTACTTCTATTACTGACAATGTTCGCGATTATCGCAAAGGTAAGCGTGACTTTAGTACAATAGAGTTAAATGATATTAAATTATACCTCTTAAAGTATAAAGATCAGTTAGAAAAAACACAATTCTTTGAAGGTCAAATTAAAGATTTTAGAGTAGTTAGTTGTTTTGCGGAAGAATATCACGATGAGTTATTCACTCACATTTTAAATAATAGTGCTATTGCTATCATTATAAAGTTACAAACAAAAACTGTCATATTTAAAAAGAACGATAAAATTTGTGACATTGATTTACCAAAATTAGCTAATTTATTATGTGACGGTACAGGTCTTAGTGATGGTACCGCGGTAGGTAAGTTTACTGCTAAATTTCTTAACTTCACTAAAACTTTAAAGCCATGTATTTAACATCTATTGTAAACCCTTCGCAAAGTATTATAGATAGAGAGAGTGAGCATATTCTCTTATCCTTTTGTTCATTTTGCACCTTATTAAAAGGTAAAAAACTATCCTTTCAGAACGTGTTTATTTTAGCGTTACAAGACGAAAAATTAAGAAATATTTTAAAAGACCTTTTAGGTGTTGATTCTAACTATGAAATCGTTAAACTATTCTTAGAGTACGATCCTACGATCACGAAGAGTAAGTATATAACAAAGTATTTGAATAGTAAGAATAAACTATGTCTTTAACAGCATTAGAAAAACAAATTTATAACGCATACCTAATTGCAAGCAGAACATCAAAAAATAAACCTTTCAAGTTACGGCAAAACTTCAACAATATTGACGACAAAACGTATGTCATTCTTAAGAAGCTTTCTTTACTATTTCAAAATAATAAAAACGTCAGTATTGAGGAGTTTTTTAAAGCACCATTTGTTTATTATGCAGATACTAACTACTTAGATTTGCAGTTTTTTACAACTCCAAAAGCTATCAAGTGTTATACATCTTACAAGAGAAAGTTAGAGACTCTCTCACCAGATAGTATAGAAAATATCGATAACTGTAAACAATGCTGCAAATTTATTATGCGTTATTGTGTGGAAAATAATCTTACATTAAACGAGTATAAGAGTATAAATAGCGGTACAACACCTTTGGTGTTACAGCATTTACGTGATCATAACATAAATTTTTATGTCATTCACGGACTTGAATGTGACAGAATTATAAGACAAGTTGAGCCAGATCTCTTAGAGTTTTTTATTACCGATTTTAATCAGTTACTAAATAACACCCGTATTAACTTTCAACAATCAGTTAAGCTAAAGGTAGTAATAAGAGAATCTTTTCAACTTATCGAAGATTACCTGTTGAAAAAGAAAAAAAATATAATATAATAAAATACAACCAAAATTAAACTAACAAAAAAATAAAAATATGAGTTCATTCAATACAACAATGTTTCAGTCTATTAAGGACGCACTAATTAAAAATGAGAGCGAAGGTAGCAATGCTACTTATAACGAAATCATGAAGACAACCCCTGGTCATACCTATACCGTTAGGCTATTACCTTTTGCTAAAGATCCTAAAAATACATTCTTCCATTATTATAATCATGGATGGCCGTCTTTTGCTACAGGTCAATATGTACAAGCTCTCTCACCTATGACTTTCGGTGAGCGTGATCCCATTGCAGAAGAGCGCTTTAAGATCCTACGTACTGGTACTGATGAGGATAAAGAAAAAGTTAAAGAAATTAAACGTATTGAGAAGTATCTTGTTAACGTTTATGTAATTGATGATTCTCAGACTCCTGAAAACAACGGTAAGGTTAAACTTCTTCGCTACGGTAAACAGCTTCATAAAATTATTATGGAAGCTATCGAAGGTGAGGATTCTGAAGAGTTTGGTCCACGTATTTTTGATCTTGGATCTACTGGTGTTAACTTTAAAATTAAATGTGAAAACCAAGGAGAGTTTCCGACATATGTATCTTCAAGATTTACGTCTGCTGGTAAGCTTGCTTTGAGTGAAGATGAGCAAAAAAAAATCTATGATAGTGCTTTTGATCTTACTAAAGTATTTACCCTTAAATCGTATGATGAGCTTAAGCAAATGCTTGATGAGCATTATTACTGCAAATCTTCTACTGAAGTAGCTACACAAGAAGTTCATACTACTGTAAAGCCAACTACACCGCAAGAAGAATATACACCTTCAAAAGTAGTACAGCAGCATGATACTTCGATTGATGATGAAATCGACGAACTTCTTAAAGACCTATAATATATGACCGAAGCAGAACGACAAGCATTCCTAATGTTTGCTGGTACAATGCATGGTCAAGCAAAAGCGACTGACCAAATGATTGTTGGTCAGTCGGTTAATCTTCGACCGATGAGTAATGATATTCAGAATAAATTTGCCGAAGTACTACAAACACCTCCACAACAATATAATCCGTACGTTCAACAAGAACCTATAGAACCTATTGTATATCAGCAACCACCTCCAGATAATTTTGTTGGTGTTGAACAAGCAGCACAAGAGTTAGCAGAAATACAACCTGTACAGCGCTTTATACCGCAGCCACCAGTATCAGTTAATACAGATATTGTTGATGTTCTTAAAGAAATTAGCTTGAATTTAGCTAGAATTGCGACTACACTAGAAAGCCATGGCAGACAAAAAAGAACTAAGAGTACAAAATCGGCCTGAATTTGTAAAGTTTCTAGATGCGATATCGAAGATCAACGAGTCAGCGATAGTAAATGTACAGGAAAATCCTGGCTTACTATCCTGTCTCGTCTCTTCCGCAGATAATACTTTAATACTTTCTGCAGAACTTGATTCTGTTAATACTAACTTTAGTGGTGTAAATAACATTCCTGATATTAAGAAACTTATTCGTGTTGTAGATAATATTAATTCGAAAGATATTATTATTACTGTTAACTCTAATAACTATGAGTATAAAGGTAATAGTATTAAGTTTAAGTATCATTTATATGAAGATGGTCTACTAGCTAAACCTACTATTAATATTGAAAAAATTAAAAGCTTCAAATATGATATTAGCTTTAGTATTACAAAAGATATTCTACAATCTATAATTAAAGGTAGTACGTTTGCTACTGAGACTAATAAAGTATATCTTTATACTGAAGAAGGTGTATTAAAAGCAGAGCTTACAGATAGATCTAGACATAATACAGATGCGTTATGTCTAGATCTAGGACCTGTTGACTTTGAACTCAAGCCTTTACCTCTTAATCTTGATAATATTAAATTACTCTCTGTGTTAGAACGTGAAATTAATATAGGTATCAATACTGATTACGGTGTATGTGTATTTGATATTCAAGCTAACGGTATTAAATTAAAGTATATTATAACATCCTTAACACAATGAAACCTTTAAAAAATAAAATTACGACTCTATCATACTTTGTTAAACGCTTAAAAGATAGTGAGTTTAATACATGGAAAATTTGCTCTAACTATTCAATTGCAGATCCAAGAAAATGGACAATTATGGTAGATCCTGGTAATACTTCTTTGTTTATTACATGCTATGAGAACAAAGACTTTAAAGGTGAAATGATGTTCGAATTTAATGATGGTGGTAGATTATTTCCAAGAAATTACTCTATTAAAACATCATCGATGGAAGTTATCGTTACTGTATTAATTGAACGTGGTGTATCACAAGGCTTAAATCTTACAACACCACCATCTTATACTGCATAAAATGAATCAGGAGCATACACTAGAGCCAGGTAATACATATGCGGTTCAAAGCGGTGCTTTTGCTGGTGAGCTTCTAATTTTCATTGATAAAGGTCAAGATAATTATAACTTTCTTGCTGTACCAACCATGTTAAATCGTTCGGTTCCTTGCAACTCGTTTGATTTAGCATGGAACTCTGGTATAATAGAGTTTGTAGAACAGGTTCCTGACTACGTTGTTCAGGTTTCTACGACACAATACTACGAAAATGAAAAGCTTAATAATTGATGGGAATAATTTAATTCATCGCACCTACTGGACAGCGAAAAATATTGTAGGTTATGAAGATGCGACAAAATTAAGTAATTTTCACATATACTTTACAATTAATGCTATTAAGAGCTATGTTAACACGTATAAGCCGGATAAAATTATTGCTTGTTGGGATGAAAAACCTGATTATCAACGCAATGATCGTAAAGATCTTTTTTCAGATTATAAAGGTAACAGATCTAAGGATGTATCGCCGCATCAAAACAACGAGAAGATCAAAGAATTTCTTTATACCTTAGGTATTCCGTCTATTTTTCCAAGAAAATTAGAAGCTGACGATGTTATTGCTTATTTAGCTGAATCACTTGAAGGTTCTAAAGTTATTATCTCTGTAGACAAGGACTTCTTGCAGTTAATTAACAAAGATGTAATTATTTACGATCCAATTCGTAAGAAAGAAACAAACACATCAAACTTTGTAGAAAATGCTGGTTGTGAGCAAGTTAATTTCATGACTATTAAGTGTTTAGTAGGAGATAAGTCTGATAACGTGCCAGGTATTCCTAAGTTCGGTAAGGTTAAGGTTAAAAAGTATCTTGAAGGTACGGTAGAACTTACAGAAGAAGAAAATTCAATATTTACACGTAATCTAGAGTTATTTCGCTTAGATAAATATAGAGCTATTGAGAATCGCGATGAATTACTCTACTATCAGGAACAAATGACTCGTGCTACGAGTTGCGAACCTGAATTTCAGCAGTTTATTGATTTATGCAAAGAACATGATATTAACTCTATTCTTAATAAAAAAGAAGACTGGTATAACTTGTTTTTTGTAAAACATCGCCTATTATCAATATTTGCATGATTAGTTTACCTGAAGATTATATTATACAAAAGTTTTATGAGTTAGGTTACTACCCTAAAACTAACAAGTATAATAATACATATCAATGTTCTTGTCCTTTGTGTAGAGAAGGTAATTCTTTAGGTAAGAAGAAGCGGTGTTACTATATTCCTAAGAATGACAATATATTCTGTCATAACTGTGGATGGTCTGGTAAACCATATACTTGGATTAAAGAAGTATCGGGTAAGACCGATAGGGAGATCATAGCAGAGATAGAGGACTATACGGGCGAACGAGAGATATTACCTAGCTTTGACGAACCTATCGTTAAGCCTAAGACAGAGACACTACCAAAAGACTCGATTAATCTGAGTGACCCTTATCAGCTTAAGTTTTACGGTGCGAATCCCATTGTCTCCGCTTGTTTGACATTAATACGTAATAGGCGACTAGATACCGCAGTAAACCGCCCTGACAACCTTTATTTATCGCTTACTGATCCGGTTCACAAGAATAGGCTAATATTACCCTTTAAGAACGAAAGCGGTAGTATAGAGTTCTATCAATCTAGAACTATTTTACCAGGAGATAATAAAACAAGACCTAAGTACGTCTCAAGAATCAATGCTGAAAAGACATTATTCAATATCGATAAGGTAACTAACGATATTTCTAGTGTTTTTATATTTGAAGGTCCTATTAATGCATTTTTTACTAAGAATAGTGTTGCTGTAGCTGGTATTACTGAAAGAGGTAATGCTACCTTTACCGAAAGGCAGCAAAAGCAGGTAGATACTACACTAAAGTGGTTAGATAAAATATGGGTTCTTGATAGTCAATGGATCGATAATGCTTCTCTTAAGAAATCAGAGACTTTATTGCTTAATGGTGAGAAAGTATTTATATGGCCGGAAAAGTTCGGTACGCGCTTTAAGGACTTTAACGATATCGCTATACACTGCAAAATTGATGAGATTTCAGCGGAATTCATTCAAAAAAATACCTTCGGATCTCTCGAAGGTATTATTAAGCTTTCAGAGATTAAGAAGTTTAGACTCCTCTGTAGCTAGGATCTTTCTCTGTGGAAAGAGCTGAATTAAATTTCTGTATAAGTGCTGATATTTCTGTTGCAGCACGTGTAATTCTACTTTGCTCAGACTGAAGTTCAGCAAGAATTGTTTTTGTATCTTGACTAGCCGCATCTGCTATTGTTGACTGTACTGAATTTTGTGTACCATTTAAGAATTCATTGAACTCTTGTAGACGTGTTGACCACTCTCTTATTTGATTGACATACTCTGTATGTCTACGAGCTGTAGCTTCAGCTGCTGCAGCAGTGCGCTGAGATACTTCACTTTCCGGAGCAACATTAGGGTCTGTGTCAAAAGCACCTGGATCTGTACCTTGCTCAAGCGATTGCTCCATTGCCTGTCTATCTTGATCTTGCTCATTAAGAGCTTTAAAAAATTTGCTTTCAAACTTAGTCATATGAATATTTATGTCATAGCATAAATATTTACAATGGCAATTGCAACAAATCCGTATAATGTAGGTATAGCTCCTAACCCTATTTACGATCTAGATACTCAAAGTCAGATGCGTAAGTATAAAGATGAGGAGAAGACACATATGGCACCTCAGGTTATGCCTTTTGATTTTAACGGCTCACAAGAATTAATTAGTAAACTTTATAAGGACTTACTAGATTTAAGAAATATGATTCTAACAGCTGAAAAAAACTCACAAATTAAAAGAAAATATACAGATTCTATGTTACAAGTTATTGACAACATTGGTAAAGAAATAATACAAGACATACCAGAATTGCTTGATAAAGTGCAGTTATCTAATACAATAAAGTATGATTAAAAAGATTTGTTTTTCTCTTATTTTAACTATTCTTATTAGTGCAGGTATTGGATTTGTTTTACAGAATATTATTGGCTTTTGGCAGGGTGCTACAGCAGCAATAATTATTCATTTTTTAATTTTTTATCTATTTAACCCAGAGAAGAAAACCCAATCATTTATTGAAAGTGAAAAAGCTGCTTTTGATGAATTACTATTGACGCAAACTGCATCAGTTAATTGTCCATGCGGTCAAAATACAATTACAGTACCGATTCTATTAAACACAGAAAATATCTTTACTTGTGAAAAATGCCTCAGCAAATTTCGTGTAAATGTAACGTTTGATTCTGTGCTGTTAACGGAACCATTTAATATTGCTAATGCTTTTAATGTTCTTAAATCAAAGGAACTTACGTATAATGATATATAATGAGAACGTTTAACATTAAACTTAAAACTGGAAAAGAAATTAATATGGGTATCGATGAGCTTACGCGTTGGGCTTGTCTAATCGAGGGGGTTGAACAAGTTGCAAATAAATGCGATGAGCTAGGCTATAGTAAGAATAATGATGGTTGGATTAAGCCGTTAGCGTTTCAAAAGTATATTGATGAACGCTTTCACTCTATGAAGCATGATCTTACTGTTGAAGCAATGATGGGTAACATTTAGCATTCACTCCACGAATACGTATACACAAGAGAGAGAACATTAAAATTAAGTGTACTTGGTGTAACACATATATTTAAATCACTATATACAGCTAACGGGAAAGCAAATCTTGTTACATTAAACAAATGATTATAAGAAGTAACATCTGCATCTTTTACAAGTACAGCAGTTGTTATATTATTAAAAACACCTGCATTCTCACTACAAGTAATATTTTTATATAAAGTAGTTACATTGAATGTTCTTGTAGTATTGTTTATAGACGATAATATTTCTGTAGGACTATAAATTGAAGTAGAAGAATCTTTTATACCCCAATCATAAAAATAAGGGTATGCATCACCCATAGCAGGTAGAGATGTCTGAGGTAAATTAAATTCGTCGTATACGTTACTTATTAAAAATAAATAATTCTTATCATAAAATACTCTATCGTACGGTATATTGTATGTTGTTGATGTAACAGGTATAGTGTAAGTATAATTAACACTATTACCTGTCATCGGCAATTGTGTTGTAGTTGTTGACCCCCAACTTACCGTCAATTTA